GTCGCATTCTTCAGATGGTTCAACCCTTAAGTTAGCGCTTATGGGATTTGCCCCCCCGGTAGAGTTGCCCCTACTCCGGTTTTCGAGACCGGTCCAATCATCAAACGAAACATAAAATTAATTCACATTATGAGGAAAAGTATCTTTTTTGTACTTGTAAATTCAAAGGCTTAGCCTCATTTCCCCGATGGTTTTCTCAACACTACTGCTTGTGAGCCCTTGCAATGTTCATTAATATACGTCTCACAAATAATTCATAGATATTGCAAAATGGATATTACTGAGTTTCCTTCTGGAGTAATTGAACACCTTGGCTGGTATGTATACCGATTGATTGATCCGAGGGACGGAAGCACCTTCTATGTAGGGAAAGGCAAAGGTAACCGCGTATTTGCCCATATGCGCGGTGAAGTGGCAGCGACTGATGATGACGAGTTACTGAGCAACAAGCTAAAGCAAATTAGAGAAATAAGGTTAGCAGGACTTGAGGTTATCCATGTCATCCATCGACACGGAATGACTGATGAAAAGACGGCGTACGAAGTTGAAGCAGCACTTATTGATGCCTACCCTGGGTTAACGAATATCATGAATGGTGCTGGCAGCAATGAATTCGGCGCCGCGCATGTCAAAGAGTTGATAGCAACATATCAACCCGAAACCATAACATTTCATCATAAAGCATTAATGATTTCCGTTAACAGAAGTGCAAAGGATTCAGAGCTTTATGATGCGGTTCGATTTAGCTGGCGCATTAATGTCTCTCGCGCCAGCCAAGCAGAAGTCATTCTTGCTACTGTAAGGGGGATCGTTCGAGGGGTTTTCATTGCTGATAAATGGCTCAAATCAACACGTGAAAATTTCCCTACGATGAAATACTGGGACGAGGATCCGGACTTTGAGGCAACACAAAGTTCTCGCTATGGTTTTGAAGGTCGAGAAGCCCCACCTGAAATAGCAAATCTTTATCTTGGAAAAAAAATACCAGATGAATTAAGAAAAAAAGGAGCTATGTCCCCGGTCCGTTACTCACCTAATTTTTGAGTCTTTAAGTGATAAGCATAAACCGCAGCACGATCTTGCATACGACGTGCTACGGTTTCATTTATCTCCGACCGGAAACTTCTTATACAGTGTCGATATACCAACATCATAGATGATCGCCACCTTCTGGCGAGGAACGCCTGATGCAATTAATCGCCCGGCCTGCGCCCATTGTTCTGGTGTAAGTTTGGGACGACGTCCACCAATTCGTCCCTGTGCGCGAGCAGCCTCCAGTCCAGCTTTTGTTCGTTCAACAATCAGTTCTCGTTCCATTTCAGCCAGGGCCCCCATCACATGAAAGAAAAAACGCCCCATCGGTGTGCTGGTATCAATAGCATCCGTCAGGCTGCGAAAATTAACGCCACGTTCGCGCAACTCCTCAACCAGAATGACCAGATGCCGCATACTACGCCCCAGCCGATCCAGCTTCCAGACAACCAGAGTGTCACCTGCCGATAATGTCCTGAGCAGTTTTTTCAGTCCCGGCCTTTCGGACTTTGTACCGCTTATCTTGTCTTCAAAAATCAGCTCGCATCCTGCACAGTTCAGCGCATTACGTTGTAGATCTGTGTTCTGGTCATTTGTTGACACACGTACATAGCCAATAAGCATGGTAGATCTCCCTGACAAAAGCAGGAATGATGCCATTTGCTTGTTATTTCTGCATTTTCATAAACGTTGGTTTGGGAGAAGCGGCAAGACGAAATGTGGGAACAGGGGAAAATCAGATACCGGACATGGCTTCATTTAGTGGGGTGAGGGATTATTACGGAAAACAACTTTTGCCAGGAGGGTTGATACTTCAGTGGCTGACGATTCCATCAAGTGCAGCAGCCAACGCTGTAACACTGAATAATGGTAATTATCAGCTGTCAGGCTATAAATGGCCCCAGTCATTTGGTGTCCTGTTTGCTGTGTTTGCTACAAAAGTTTCTGGCTCGACTAACGAAGCATATGCAATCTCAGTTAATCGTCACTCTACCGATGTAATTGTCACCTGGAATGCCCGTAAGGCTGATGATGTCCACATTTTAGGAATTGGGAAATTATGAAAATGAAATGGTCACCATCTGTTCAGGGATTTTTCTCTGAAAATAACAGCGATATTCCCGATGATGCTTTCGATATTGAAGATGCTCTTTATTATGAACTTATGAATGGTCAGAGTACGGGGAAAATTATTATCAATAACCCGGATAACTACCCTGTACTTACTGAATATCCAGCGAAGACACAGGAACAGGAAATAGCTGAAGCGGAGGGAATGAAAAGTATACTTATTGAACAGGCCAACGAATACATGAACAGTAAGCAATGGCCTGGTAAAGCCGCTATTGGTCGTCTGAAAGGTGAGGAACTGGCGCAATATAATTTGTGGCTGGATTACCTGGACGCACTGGAACTGGTCGATACTTCCGGTGCGCCAGATATTGAATGGCCTACGCCTCCGGCAGTTCAGGCCAGATGACGTCCGGCGCGGTGCTGGTATCTGATTCCATCACCGCGTCGATATTACCAACATCATATTCAGTCATTTCCGGTTCCGGTGGTGCTATAAACTCTCCGTCAGAATAGAACCAACCGACGCCTGCATCTATATGATCAATATTTATAATTTCGCAGTTAGAGAATAAATCACCCTCTCCATCCCAGATAATAATATTTTTCACCACGCCATGTTCAATCAGAGCAAAATTACTCATCAGGCATACTCCTCAACAATAACTATTCCCGGGGCACCGTCACCTCCCGATTGAGCCTCACTTCCGGCAGGTGCGCAGGCTCCGCCTCCGCCAGCACCAAAGCCCTCAGCTTTACCACCACCACGTCCGCTGAATGATGAAGAACTTGCACCACCTATACCGCCTGAACCTAGTGGTGTATCCCCCCCGGTACCACCTGCAACAGCTTTAACAGAGATAACCATTGCTCCTGGTGTTTTTGCACTACAGCGAAATGCTCTTAGTACAGTACCGGACGATGTCGGACTGGCACCCCATGAAATACCCTGAATATATGATGTGTTTGCAGATGCTCCCCCCGCGCCACCGCCTGTACCACCCGGTGCAGTTATCAGGGAACCGAAATAAGTTGTGCCACCTTCACTACCTGAATTTCTTCCGGCTCCCCCCCCTTTACCTGCAGCACCGATAATAACGTTGACTTCGAAATCATTATCAACCTCGAAAAATGCTTCAATAAATGCACCGCTCAATCCAGCTCCGGCTGTTGCCTGCTGATTTTCTGTTGTTTCAGGAACCCCACCGCCGCCGCCACCGCCACCAGAGGCAATGACCCTTATCTTTTTTGTCCCTGGTGTTGGGATATATTTTCCAGAGCTTTTAAAAATATTCGTGTTTAACAAACGACCAGAGAATCTGGCTTCTCCCAAACCAAGGTTTTCGAGAGCCGTTTGCACAGTGCCATCCGATTTGATATCGCCAAACGGATTCTTGCGGCTTAACAGCAGCGCACGAAGTGCGGTAAGCATCTGGTCATGCCGCCCTTTCTCCAGGCTGGCACCGGAGGCCTCCACCACGCTACAAAGTTCTTCCTGCAACATGTCAAAGTAGTCATCATCCAGATCGGTGGCAGGTGTGCCGGTCTGGGGGTTACCACGGGTAAAACCGTTCTTACCCGCGCCGAACTTATCCTTCTGCGCGGTTTTCGTGTCTATACGATGCATGGATTACTCCGGATATTTAAAAATTACGTAGGTATGCGAAGGGCAGAGTTTGTTAAGCACGCACTCGACAACGGTGTCGCCCCAGATACGCAGTGCGGAATCACAGGGATCGCCACATGTCATCCAGGTGGTGTTGGTGGCGGCTGGCATGTTGACCTGCCAGTAATACCGCCATTCCGGCGCATTCACTGCGTCAGTACAGGCCGATGAGCAGGTGAACGTGCTTTTATCGTATCGCGTGATAGTGGCGTCTGGTCTGCCCAGGGCAGCAAGCTGTGCAAGGTAAAAATCCTCATTGATGCCGCCCGCCAGATTAACCTTCGCATCCAGCCGTTGCTGACGCTGGCGAAGGGTCTGTGTCCCTGCGGGAATACATTCATCCGGCAGACCGCACAGACGCTCCCAGCGGTTTATCAGTTCAGTGGTGGTGCGCGGATCCAGCTCCCGCATCAGGGCATCCGCACGCTGATGAACGCGGGTTAATGAAGGTGCCGCACCGGCAATCGCCGGATCGCTGGCTGACCATGCAGGACCGGGCGGCAACAGTGCCGATAACAGGCGGATGTAATCATCGTTTGTCACGTCCATGAAATCGTCCCCAGAACCGCCAGTTCATTTTTTGCAATGGAGATATTGTCCGCCGGGGCAAGCAACTGATGGCTGTATTCCCCGTTCGCACCGGAAATCGCCTCACTGATACGCGATACCTTCAGTTCTCCCTGAGGATAACCATCACGCAGCAGGAACGAACGCAACTCTGCGGTGATGGCAGCCCGTATTTCCGGTGTGTCCGGCGTCACGCGGATATGAAAATCCACTTTATGCGCCACCGGCCTGAATACATACAAATCAGAGCCTGCCACCGGGGCCAGTGGCTCAATGTGTTGTCTTGCCGCCGTTTCCGTTGATTCTTCCGGAATGGGATTAATCAGGTCACTGCTGGCAATCATCACACCGACAGTTCCCGTTCCCATCCAGTGACGGTATGTCCATGCGCGGGTAATGCCGGGCACTTCTTTAGCCCAGACGACATAGTCCACGTCAGCCCCGCCCTGCGGCGTCCAGTAATACCGCTCAATGATGCGGGCGCGCCACGTTTCCAGATCTTCAGTATCAAATCCGCCTGTCAGGGTGTCAGCCACACCGGAAGACGGCAGACCATTCACCGGCGTGACCAGGATTAATGACGTACCGTCGTCAGCGTTACCGACCGCGCCTGAACTTGAGCAGGCGATCGGCACGCGCAGGACACCACCGGAGCTGGTTGCATCGGCAGTTGCCGTGTACTGAACCAGGTCATCGCGCTGAATAACACTCCCGGCGGTCACCTTCAGGCCATCGCTGACACCTTCCCAGCGCATATACCCGCTGGCAGCCGTGGCCCCCTTGCGCGGACACCGTTTCATCGCAGCATGTCGCGCCAGCCAGGACTCATCGCACAGGTCAGGCAGCATGTTCATTGCCAGATAATCGATGTAACCGTAAACCGTATGCAGCGCCGCCGCATACACCTTTGCCCGCACGTCTTCATCCATGCGCCGGAGCGTGTCGCTGACGTCCAGCCTGGCGAATAAATCGTTACGGAGCATACTGATATTTTCTGCCAGCGTCGGGCGCTGAAATTCACTGTCCGCCATGCGTTATCGCACTCCACAGATCATCAAAAGAAATCATTACCGGTCCGTCACGACGCCAGAGAGTGATACTGTTACCCAGTTCATTAATCCCGGTGCGGCGGATATCCAGATCAATACGGGACACCACGCCATCATCAATCATCCATTGCAGGCATTCGCGGATATACCCCCTTACCGTCTGCACCAGCTGATTGGTCAGTTTGCTGCGCTGAAGCAGCCACAGTCGGGAGCCGTAACGGTCATTCTGTACCGCAGGCCAGGTATCCCCCCACCATCCCATCGGGACGTCGGCGTTGTCATCAGGCTCCGCCCGCCGCCAGGTAAACAGGGAAATCACCACGGAGCGGGTCAGCGGATCCAGCGGTGCGCTGGCGCAGGTGCGTTTACCGTTCACCGTCAGCCACAGTTCCATCATGCCTCCATCGCTTTATCCGGTTTGTCGGTGTTACTGCCCTGACCGTTCTCTCTGTGACGATGCCCGTTATAGGCAAGCCGCATCGCTGACATGGTGGTGCCGCCGGAGTCGCACAGGTCTTTCACCTGTCCGGTCACTTCCAGGTCCATTTCAAAACGTGCTTCAGGTGCATTGCGAAACGTGATCGTTTTACCTGCACCGTCCACCACGATCCCCTCCCGGGTCAGCGTCACGGACTGCCCCTGATCGTCATAGACAGCCACCTCGCCCGTCTGCAGCCCTTTCAGGCGGTAGCGACGGTCCGACACCGTAACAACCACCGCATGAGAACGGTCGCCATCCGGAAACAACACAACCGCTTCCGCACCGCTGTTTGCCCTTGCGGTAAAACCGTAGGGTTCAAGATGTTCAACCCCGGCTTTGGGTTCACCGGCAATCAGGGACACATCCACGGTCTGACATTTCGTGGCGGCACTGATGCTTTTCACCACGGCCCGCCCAATCAGGCCGAGGAGTTGTCGCTGCATGGCTTCAATCGTCCTCATCAGAACGGGTCCTCCTGTACTCTGGCTTTTTTCTTTTTCCGCGCGCCGGGGGCTTCGGGTTCAGGCAGATAAGCATCAGGCGGGCCGACACGGATTTCCGTCAGGGTGCCGTTCTGGTCCTGAGTAAACGTGACTTCCGAAACAAGCAGTTCGGTATTGTCGAAACCACAGACCGGATCAAAGACAATCACCCGCTGGTTGGGCTGCCACAGCGTACCGTTACCCTGTCGCCAGCCCTGCACCACATAGGTGGTTTCATCCGTCCGCGCCGCCCGTTGTCGGGCTTCAAAGTCCGCACGGGCAATACAACCTGCCCCCGTAGCCTGCCCTGTCTGCCTGATATACATCGGACGGTAACGGGCAATAAATGCGTCCTCTGTGCGGGCCCGCAGCGCGGTGGTGGTGGCCTCACCGAAATCATCGTCGTTCCCGGCACGCTGCCCCGCCACCTGGTAAACAGAAAATCGCTCCCGGATACTCTTCTCCGTATCGCAGGAAAGGATGTTTTCCCCGAGTACCAGCGCGGTATGTGCCCGCGTTGAGCCAATACCGCCAATCACCAGCCTGCCGTGCGGGTCGTCGTAAGCCAGTGCCTGCTGCTGACCGAGTATTTTGTTGATTACCTCAATCACCGTTTCACCGTGATCAGGCTGAACATCAGGAATAACACCCGACGGCGCACCGCTGTTCACCACCTCAATGCCGAAAGGCGCAGCAAGCGCCTGCGCAATCTGCACCAGCGAGCGTCCGTTAAACTGTGTCGGTTCGGCTGCACAGTCAATCAGGTCAGCCGTCAGACTACGTCCGGCAATACCGGTGCTGACCGAACGGGCATCGTAACGAACGGGAGTCGCCTCCACCCAGCCGGTGATCACCAGCTCATCACCAATCAGCACTTCCACTTTTGAACCGTTTCTAATGCGCGGCTGAAGCGTGGTGATACCCTCATCTCCCGGCCACTGGCGAGTGATCTCCACACTGAAATCCCGCGCCAGCCGTTCAATACCGGCACCGATGCGCACCGATGTCCAGCCATTCCACTCCCGGCCATTTACCCGTAGCGTGACATTGTCGTTCATTGCACTGGCACCTTCAGAGGGATCACCGGCACAAAGCCGGGATGCGTAATGGCATTACGCCGGATAATGTCCGCGTCACGCGCCGCGTTATCAAACCAGGTCGCCGCCAGCACCAGCGCGGGTAAAACCTCATCCGGTGTGCGCTGAATGATCCGTGCAGACTGTTCAAGGCGCGTGTTGATATCCGCATTCAGATCTGCTTTCACCCGGCGCAGCGCCAGAAACAGCGCATCACTGGTTGTACGGGACAACTCCTTATCAATTGCCGTATTCAGTGTGTCGCGAATGTCAGTCAGTTCTTCCCACGTCGGCAGGTCAACCGTGTTTTTCACCGCCGGTGCATTGTTCAGTGCCGGATGCGTGACGGAAGGCCAGCCAGTGCTCTGCGCAGGTGTTGTTGCCTGCCCCACTGCGGAATTCTGCATCACCGCGGAAGTTGTTGGCGCAGGCAATCGGGTGACGGCATACGCCGCTTCACTGATTGCGGTCGTACGAAGGGTGCTGGCAACCACATTACGCTGCTGCGTAGCCGTGGCGGTGGTTTTACTGTCCGTTTTCCAGACGCCGCGCGGTTGCAGATCGCTGCCGAGGCTGACACCGGAAAGCGTTTTGATCATGGTGACCAGGTCGCTGGCGTTACCATAAAGGCGTTTCCCGGTACGCCACATTTTCTGCACCTGCTCAACGAGATTTTTGCCTGACGATGGTGGCGGCAGAAGTACCGAGATATCCCCCTGCAACAGCCTGGCAGCATCCGATACGGCAGAATCCACCACTTTCATCGCATCAGAAACATACCCAAGCATTGTGCTGACATTACCAACGACGTCGTTCTGCACGAAATCCGCCACGCCATCGATACTGAAACCTCTGAAGCTGTCACTGATGCAGTCATCCAGTGCAGAACAGGATGACATCAGCGTCTGCGCCGTCGCCGCACCTGAAGTGGGGTAAGAGAGTTCTCCCGCTTCGACAAACTTCAGGTCAAAGCGGACAATACGCCCTTCACTCTTCGATGTGCTGACCCGAACTTCTCCGTCAACACAGACTTTCAGCTCACCGTATGTCGGATGGACAAGCGTGCCGGGACCGGGTTTATTCAGCGCGTCAATCAGGCGATCGCGCTGGTCAAAGCAGTCATCTCCCACCACATAAGCCGTGATGGACGGGCGAAAAGTGATTTTCCCCAGGTCTTCGGTATAGGGTTTGTCGCGGTTCGGGTATTCATGTGTTTCCACACGGCGACCGGTTCCCGCACTTTCTTCTTCAACCTTAAACGGCACGCCGCGAAATGACGCGTCCTGAAGTCTGTCACGCCAGCCTGAAGACGACGAAAGTAATGAAGGTCGGGTGGGAAATGAGGATAAATCCATAGACTGACCTCAAAAAGGACTGCGTTATCGTGGAAAACGAAAAGGGGAATACCCCACATCGTGCGTGATTTTCATCAGGGGATCGGCTTTGCCCGGTACATCAATTATCTTCATACCTGGCGGAGCATTCTCGAACGTGACTTTCAGCTCGCTGTGCTGTGTCATGGAAGAAGATGGATTCAACAGCGGAACATTGGGTTTGTACTGACTCAGGCTGGCCTGATACTGCTCGTACTCTTTACGATCAAAAAAAGGCGTCCAGTCTGAAGCCAGAAACAGCCCTTTATTATCCAGCCAGTTAACCGTATCTTCAGGAACAACACTTTCCAGAGTATCTTTAACCGGCTCATACATCAGGGTTCCCAGAAAACCATATACCCCGGCCTTCCCGATAAAGCCGCGGCCTTTCCCCATCAATCCCGTTTCTGCCGATACCTTCCCCAGCGTACGCATCTCTCTGGTCACTGCGGTAATGGATTTGGTAACGTCAGCAACCCATTTGGTTGCCATAAACAGGGCAATCGCTTTCAGAACAGTTTCCCATCCCCCCATCGCCTGCGCCGTTTCATCCACCACGTGCCAGACTTTTTTTATGACAGGACCTACGGTTTCCCAGTTATCAATAATGAGGTAAGCGCCACCAACCAGAAGAGCAATCAGCCCCTTAGCAGGCGTCATATTCATCACACCGCCGAGAACTTTCATAATTCTGGACAAAGAGCCTGCAGCGGCTCCCACCGTCAGTAAGGCCAGACCGATTTTAGCAATGGTCTTAACGAGCTCCGGGTTTTCACGGACAAACGTTCTCACTTCCTCAAGGAGCGGTTTTACCGCTTCAAGACCATCATTAACCTCAGGAAGAAACGTTTCCCCCAGCGTGGAAGAAATGGCATCAAGTTGATTTTGCAGAAGTAAAAGCTGGTTTTCCGTCGTCGCTGCCCTCGAAGCATATTCCTTCTGCATCGAACTGCCATACTGCTGGGAATCCGCAACCCGCCTGAAGTTGGTACGCAACAAATCAAGGTTAGTCAGCAGAGGTGCTATCGCGCCCAGAGACTCTTTCCCGAACAGGGCATTCAGCACAGCTGCCTGTTTTTCTTTGGGCACTTTAGCCATCGCATCCAGTACAGACAGCATGGTTCCCCGGGCATCTTTCTGCATATCAGCAGCTAATTTCTTCGGATTGATCCGCAGAAAACGTAATGCCTGTTTCTGCGATTTTGTCGCGGAATTTCCCGCGGTCAGGGAAAGCATGAAGTTCTTGATCCCTGTGGCGGCAATTTCTGACTCCACGCCCATCCCGGCAATGGTTGCCCCCATTGCCGCGATTTCGCCGGAAGCCACACCTGCAACACCACCTAAAGGACCAATACGCGTAACAATATCGGAGATTTTCTTCGCATTCGCCGGGCCGGTATTACCAAGGTAGTTGATTTTGTCAGCCAGCCCGGCCACTTCATCCTGCGTCATATTAAACGCAGTACGCCACTGGGCCATCATCTGCCCGGACTCTTCAGCCGTGGTATCAAAGGCCACGCCCATCTTCACCGCATCAGTGGCAAACTGCATCAGTTCATCACGTGCAATCCCGGCCTGACCGCCAGCCGCCACAATTTCCGCGATCCCGTCTGCAGACATGGGAAGCTCAGTAGACAAAGCGCGTACCTGCTCCGTCATGGCCTTAAACGCATCCGGCGTATCCAGACCGTCTACCACTTTGCGGACATCAGCCATCTTCGATTCAAGGGTGATGGCTGATTTTACAGGGAGTGCCAGTGCCCCCATTATTGCAGTACCCGCCCCGGCAGCGCCCAGAGCAAGGCTGGAGACTTCTTTCTGAAACCCCTTAAGCTGACGCTGCATACCTTTAAGCGGGCCGGACAGCCTGTCAACGGCGGTGATGATGGCTTTCAGCTGAAAATTATCAGCCATGCTTCATCTCCTCATTTATACGGACGGCCTCTGCCTCCAGATCAGCAAAGTGGGAAATAGCCGTCCGGCGAAGTTCAAGGGGGTTTAATTTCCAGAACCACGCGACATTGTAGAATCGCTTCCGGAGGTCTCTTCCGTCTCCAAGCCGGTAAAAAAACGCATTACAATCATGCCTGCCTTGAAAATATCCAGCTTCGTCATCTGCGCTGCAGACGAGCGCGGGATCCCGGCCAGAAGCGGGATATATTTCAGCGCTACCTGACTGTCCATTTTCATACCACCATCAGGTGAAACAGAGAAAGGGAACCCCAGCGCCTCAATCTCGTCATACGTAGGCTCACGTATTTCCAGCACATGCAGTGTTTCTTTGTGGGCGATGATCGGTTTTTTAAGTACAAGCTCAATCACTGGTAATCCCCTTCTTCACCGTGGAACTCAAGATCAACCGTGCCTTCTTCGGCATTATGGTTCGCTTCGCCGTGCAGCCAGGCAGACGACAGTACATAGACCTGACCGTTCGCCAGCTCGGCAGTGATGGTCATCTCATCAGACGAGGTGATTTTGCTCACCGGAAAATTCTTCGGCACCTTGAAGGTCCCTTTGACATAGGGCGCACGGTGAGTTTCCTTGCGGTCCACTGAACCGTCCAGGCCGATGATGTCATCATTGACCGTCCTGTTCATGGGCACCTCAATGCCGCCGGTCAGCGATAGCTGCTGACCGTCAATTTTGAAATAACAGGTTCCCCCGATACGGGCCATTATGCAGACTCCTCTGAATACTGAAGACGGAACTGGTTAACCACGGCAAAGACACGCAACTGGTTAACATAGTCAGGCGGGAACAGCGTGTTCAGGCGGTTCGGATCGCTGGCATCACGCTCCACAACCAGGTACTGCTTAAACAGTTCGTAGTTTTCCACGATCCCCGCACGCTCAAGCTGACGGTAGGTTGCCAGCAGTTCCCCTTTGATCACCGCCGGTGTGACAATCGCCTGACCGGGACCAAAGCGGGTACCGTCGCTGGCAAGCTTGTGACGCCCGTACTTACTGGTAATGACGGATTTCAGTTTGCGCAGCACATACGCGCTGGTATGCAGCGTCTCGCTGTCGAGGTAGCTGTTATCCGCAACACCGTAAGCGTTTTTCCTGTACGTGGTGACATCACGCTGAATGCGCAGCACCCCGCTTTCGACATACGCCGTTGCCACGCCATGAGACAGCAGGGTCTGTTGTTCGGTCATCGTGAACCGTTTCCCCTTCGGCGCAGGCAGCATACCCACCAGCTCACCGGTCTGCGTGGGACGTGCCGGATCGTTGCGGATAAACACCGCTGCGCGGGCGGTACGGCTTGCCGCCAGCTCGTCGGCAGGCGTCTGGGTCTCTTTTTCGTATCCCGCCAGGGTAATGTGCTGCTGGTTAAACTGGTCACCTGCGGTCACCAGTTCTGACAGCGTGCCGATCTTTGCCGTATACACATGACCATACAGCTGACGCGCATAGCTCCAGCGACCGCTGGTATCGTTCATCTCGGTCACCAGCGTGTTAACGGAGGCTGTGTCGTTGAACGGCAGGCCGATATAATCAAACGGCTCATCCGCCATTGCAGCCACCGCGCCGGTGAGAACAGGAGCGCCCGTTCCGGCGGTACCCGTCGCCACGGCAATCTGTACGCCCGCTGGCAGCACTTCGCCCCCACCAAAGCCGTAGTAATTGAGGCTGACAGGAATTTCATTCCCGCAAAGCCCCTTATGACGCGCGGTCAGTGTGACCACGCCTGCCGAAGATGAGGCAGTAAACGGCAGGGTCGGAACGGCATTGATGGCATCCTGGATACTGCTGGCAATCGTCGCAACGTTATCGCCGTTGGTCACCGGTGCCTGCACGCGGGTACGTCCCACATAAACATTCACCGTGCCGGTTTCGGTTGCCGCGCCGGTCACCGTCAGCGTAACCGTTGCCGCCGCGCCCGTGGCTTCCGGAACGGCAATCACATACAGCTCGCCAAACGGGTCGGTCTGGCGATAAGCCTCGACCATACGCGCCAGCTGACTTCCCGCACCACAAATCTGGCGTGCATAGTCTGCCGACGGCATCAGCACCAGACTGTTGGCAACAATCTCTGCACCGTTATTGGCGTGACCAATCAGCAACGATGCCCCGCTGTCCTGTGCAGTATTCGCCGCCTGGTTATCCATTTCCGCATAAAACAGCGGAACCAGCGTATTCGACGGAATGGTGTTAAAGCTTATCGTCATCGGTGTTCACCTTTTTATTCACGCGCCGGATATCACCCGCTGCTTCACGGCGCAGCCAGTAGTTGTTCTCATCAACATTTCGCCCTTCGGCGGGCAAAAGGTCGCCGCGGGCAGGGTCAGGCACTGACCGCCCTTTAACAGGTTTGACAAACATGAGGATCCTCAGGAAGGAAGGGTTATTTCGGTGTGATGTTCGATATCGCCGTCAGGCCCGTTACCGGGCTCGAGATAATCAACATCAATCGCCAGCGTTTGCAGTTCATCCAGACTGTTCAGATCATCCTGCTGGCGGGTATCGTCTTCAGTCAGCTCGCTGATGACCGAAAAATCGAACTGATAAATCAGCTCATGACGATTCAGATCCAGCAGCGTGCCGCCGTCATAGGTAATCGGGTTACCGCACGCTTCCAGGTTCCAGCCCAGCAGGGCCTTAAAGAGCATCTGCCGGACATCGTCCACCACATCATACGAGGCAAACTGACCGCGCTCATCACGCCCGTTACTCAGTATGACAACCACGGAGAAGCCCTCTTTCAGCTCCTGCCAGTAGTCGGTCTGGCTTTTGTTTTCTCCCGGAGAGTCATCACCCGGTACCACATACGCCGCCGGGAGTCTCAGCTTTCCGACCTCCGGCAGATTTTTGAACTGTGCCGCGCCTGCCACCCGGTTTTCAAAATACGGGCAGCGGGCACGCAGCGCAGCAATAACAGGCGTCAGTTTCATCTGTGTCGTCGCTCCGGCTTCAGTGATTTACGCAATTCCCGCGCCAGAAAATAGCGTGTCCAGCTGCGGTTCTTTTCAAGCGCTTCCACCATGAAGTTATTACGTGGAGCCAGTCGCCAGCCGCTGCCACCGGATGCACCACGATGATGACTACGACGACGTTTTGCTCCTCCCCGGACACCAAAAAACAGAAACGCCGGATAGAAGTCACCAGAGATCATCCGGTTCCCCTTCCCGTTGCGCTGGTTAGGGGCAATGCGTGTCATAAAACCGGCTCGCTTTTTACTGGCTCTCGGCACCATATAACCAATCGAACGAGCCAGGCGTCCGGTCTGATAACCGGGGTTTTCACCCGGTGCCGACCGCGCACGGCGCATCACCAGCCGACGGGCATCACGCATATGACGCTGCCCAATCGTGACAAACGCCCGCCGGACACGGGCGCGGTTAAAGCGCATCTCGGCGGGCTGCTGAACATCAACGTGAAAAAAGGGAGTCGCCATTGCTGCCTCCGTGACTCTGCCTACATTCGCCCAGCTCCGTACACTCCAGCAGCAGAAAGCGCCGCGCCCCGTTCAGATCGCGCTGACGTTTCACCCGGTACACACTGTCACCGCAGACCACCTCATAATCAGCGGTGATCCCCCGGCGGTAACGAATGGTGATGTAATGGGTGATGGCGTCCCCGGTCTGCGCGGTTTCCTGCCAGGTGGTGGCACTGGTCTGGATAACCTTCGCCCATGTCCGGAACGTAACCGGGTATTGAGGCTCCACGCCAAAGTTATCCGCGGGCATATCCACCCGCAGGCGGATCAGGACGCGTTTATTCAGTTCACCGGGGTCCGGCAGAATGTAGGTTGCGCTGGTCTGCGCCTGACGAATTTTCATTGCGGAAAGTACCTGTACGGGCCGACAAGCCAGCCAAAACTCTGCGGCATGTCGAGTTTCTCCACTTCCGTAACCGACGAGCGGTTTTCGTAAAAATGGCTGATAAGCATCAGCATCCCCAGACGAATATCATCCGGCAGGTGCAGCCCGTCCGGATCGCTCTCCGGAATGGTTTCATCCGGTGCATAGAGCTTCCGGTTCAGATACGTTTCCGTCCGCTTTTGCGCCGCACAGGCCAGCAGTTGCAGATGGCGGTCATCAGCATCGAAATCCTCATCCAGCCGGAGTTGGGCTTTAATCTCTTCCATTGTCAGAAGCATACTCAGCCCTCTTTACTGGTCGTGGCTTTTTTCTCTTTTGCCGCTTTACTGCTTTTTGCACTGGTTCCGCGCTCTGCTAACCCGGCCTGAAGTGCAATCTCCTGCACCCGGGCAGGAAGCGCCCCGTCGTCATACTCACCGGCCCGAATGACCTCAACACGCATACCGTCCGGTGACCATTTCAGATCTTGTTTCAGGATCATGATTCTTCACCCGTCAGAACAGGGGGCGCGGTTCCGCGCCCCTGAGTGATTACGCCGCTGCAATCTTCAGCAGTTTGATGGCCTGCGAATCGACCAGCATCCCGCCGGTGCGCTTGGTGGTATAAAAACCGACAAACGGTTTATTGGTGTACGGGTCACGCAGAATGCGGGTGCCGATACGGTCAACGATGGTGTAACCCCGTTTGAAGTTACCAAATGCAATGGCTTTCGCATCAGCGGCGATATCCGGCATCTGTTCGTTTTCAGCGATACCGTAACCCGCCAGAGAGGACGGCTGCCCCAGTTCCAGCCCCGGACGCCACAGATAGTTACCCTCGGTGTCTTTCAGCAGACGGATGGCAAACAGGCTGTTGTTGTTCATCATGAACTTCGCGCCAGTGCGGTGTGCCTTACGCAGCGTGTAAATCAGTTTGATAATGGCGTCTGCGGTCACCGCGGTCGCTTCGCCGGATACAATATGCTGAAGTTTGCCGAACGCCCGGACCTTGTCGGTTTCATCAGTGGATTCATACGCCAGGAACCCTTTCGGCTTCTTGGTGCCATCGCCTGAGGTAAAGGCAATTTCTTCCTGTTCGGCAAATTCGGTTGCCAGCTCGCTGTTGATCCAGGCCTCCACGTTGAAGAAGGCATCGTCCAGCATTTTCTGGGTAGCCTGCGGGTTGCCGTAGATTTCCCCCATGAGAGGTTCAATCAGCTCCAGTCTGGAGGTGGCAGTCTGGGATCGCGTATCCGTTTCCCCCACCCATCCGGAAGCCGTACCGCCCAGATTCACCAGTTTTTTGTAGTCGGAACCGCCAACGGTGATCACCGTGGCTTCCTGACGCATCACCACTTCATCTTTCAGCAGGTTAAGAATGTTGCGATCCAGTTCTTCCGGCACGGCGTAGCCACCGTCTTCATCGGTACCCACCTGCAATGCCTTACGCTCCAGATCGCGCAGACCGTCTTCACGGCCTTTACGTAGAAAGCCCACAAACGCCTCTTTATGCTCGGTGGCCAGTTTATTTTGCGCTCCACCTGCCGGACGTTTCAGCTCAAGCAGCTCTTTTTCAAGGTCGCTTTTGAGATTTTCCAGCTCGCTGAGTTTCCCGTTCAGGGTTTCCACCTGCCCGGCAAGCTTGCCTTTTTCCTGCTCAATCGCATCCACGCGCTTGTCGTTCTTTGCTTTGAAGTCGTCAAACTTCTGCTGCAGCTCCTGCGCGACCTGTTCGACATCTTTAATATCAACCGCCATCGTATTTCTCCTGATTAGAAGTTCAGATTTTTCAGTGCATTCAGTGCAGAGCCCACATCCTCAGCGTCGCGCAGGGACAGTGCGCCATAGCCCCCGGCCATGAATGCTTTGGCCTGGGTACGGGAGAGTCCGACATCACGCAGGACTCTTTCGATTTTTTTCTGTTCGGGGATTTCCCCGCGGGCCAGCGCGTTCTTGACGTCGCTGATCCGCGCCTCGTCGTTAGACGGAAACGTCACCAGACTGACTTCCCAGAGGTCGATTTCTTTCAACAGAAAGGCTTCTTTGCTCCGGTCGTATTCCCAGTCTTTCAGGACGTACCCAATAGAAAGGCCGGTTAACGAACCGGCCTTCATGTGTGCATGTGCGCGTTTTGCGAGGGGATCATCATCAATAAGCAACCGTCCCCTGACGTAAAGCCCGACATCGTCTTCCTTCATTTCGGTGTAAACACCGATGGGTTCATCCATGCGGTGCTGCCAGAGCAGCGCAGGTAACGCTTTTCTGTCACTCCACGCCCGCAGGGAAGCAGCAAATGCCCCGGACATCACCACATCATCGTGGCTGTCCTTTACACCAAAGACGGAGCCATACCCTTCAAACTCACCGGAGTCACTGACAGATTTCAGACTCAGCGGTACATCAAGACGTTGTTTCGTCTGCATTGGCGTTATCCTTCTGCTTACCGGCTTTACTGCCATCGGAGGGTTTCGTGGTCATGTTCATCGGTGTGAGATAGACATCCCCACCGGGACGCGGATTCATATCTTCCAGGTCGCGGCAGTCATTGGGAGAGTAAATTCCCCAGTTAATCCCGGTGGCGTAGGCTTCAAAACGGGACTTCATATCCCCGCGCAGTAACGCCCCGGCGTTAAATTTGGCGTAATAAACGCCCTGCTTACTTTTTCGTACCAGTCCGGTGTTGATCCGCTGCTCAATGCGGGTCAGATACGGCACCAGTGAATAGTTGATAAATCCCAGCCCCAGTTCTTCGATATTGTTGAAGGTGGCGCGATCGGTGTTCTGCACCATGTGCAATGGCACACGGAACAGACGACAGATTTCTTCAAGCTGAAACTTGCGGGTTTCCAGGAACTGGCTGTCCTCGGCGTTCAGCGCCATCGACTTCCAGTCCAGCCCCATCTCAAGGATCATCGGGCGGTGAGCATTACCAAGCCCGGTGTGACGCTCCTCAAAATCTTTCTTCAGACGCTCATAAGCCTGATCCGACAGCGTCTGCTCTGTACGCAACACACCGGACGTCACCGCACCATTGCTGAACAGTCTGGCCCCGTGCTCTTCGGTCGCAGCTGCCAGCGATATTGCCTCGCGGGCATAGGCGATGGGATTCAGTCCCACCAGACCGTCCAGCGTTAGCGTGCGCACATGCCAGATATCTTCCTGGCTCAGTACATCCGTGGAGCCGTCCGGGAATGTGACCTGGTAAACCGGTTCCCAGCTACTGTTAAGCTTCGGTACCACACAACCTGGGTCGACGGGCAGCAGTTCAGCCACTTCGCCAAATGCTTTCACTTTGTAGGCGTAAAAGTTTCCCCGCAGGCACAGACAGGTGACCACCAGCTCCCAGAACTCCTGCGGCGTCATATAGCCATTGGGATGCGTGGAGATCAGCTTATGCAGACGTTCGCCGGTGGCTCTCTGTTTCAGGCTGCCGTTCAGGTGATACAGGTTGCAGGGCAACATCCCGACCGACTCCGCCAGCACCCTGACGCAGGAAAAAACCGCCGTCAGTCGCATGGCCCGCTGGCTGCTGATCTGCTTTCCGGTATAGGTGTCATATGACAGCCCGATAGCATCCGCCAGCTCTGCTGGCGTGGTCACCGGTGCGTCACTTTTTCGTTGAAATAATCCCGAAAAGAACACTATTTACCTCCGCCGACAGACGGCTGTGTACGGTCGAGATATCGCGCCACCAGCCACGACCAGAACAGGCACAGCGCCCCGGCAACAACAAACCCCGCCGGGGGATAAATCAGCCAGGCACCATACGCCAGCAAAAGCGCACCCAGCACGCCCACCAGAGGCGCGAGAATCAGCATGATCATAATTACCTCAGTTAAAGCGAGCGGATCCCGTAGGACTCAATGTGATCAGACAGCGTGTCTTCTTTCTCGTACAGCATGGCTCTGCCAACCGCCATAATCAGCGCAACTGCACCATCAATTTTGTTTTCCGCCTGCTCCTTGACGGGCTTCACCACATCATCGTTACCCGGAATGGTTTTGCCGACCACGTTGCCGATACACCAGGTCATGATGGGATTGCCGTCATGATGAAAACGCCCCGATTCAATTGCCGCTTCCAGCTCTTTCATCGGGTCGGACATGTTGGTGTAGTTCTGAATGATGGTGATGGGGTTCAGGTCTTCATCCGCAAGGTCATGCGACAGCCCGGTCGCCCCGAAGGGGTCGATGGGTGACTCACTGACCGGGCTGATTTTGTTCGCCGCTTTGGCCTCCTCGAGGATGTAGCGATAATCCACCTCCGCACCATCGGTAACGGTCAGAACGCCCATTTCCACCCATTTCTGAAAGCGCTCGGCTGTCCGGCGATCTTCATTTTTCTCGACGCTGTACACCGTGTCATACGGTACCCAGAAGCGCGGAGCCACACTGTAGTAATGCGTTTTACCGTCAATCTCGCGGGTATAAAGTCGCGCCATACTGTTCATATCCAGCTTACGCGCCAGGTCAAAGGCCAGAATGCACGGCTGCCCCTCAAACTGCTCAAGGGTCAGTGATTTATTCTCGCAGCTCTGCCAGCTCACCAGGTTGAAATACGCCGAACGCGCCGACACCCAGATATTGAGGTGTTTTGTTTTAAAGACGTTTGCCAGACGGGCGTTATTTTTCGCACGTTGCTGCTGGCTTAACAAAAACTCGCGATAAACCGACACACCGATATTCGGGTTAGCTTTTTCAAGTACCTGCGGGTCGGTCCAGTCGTCGCCTTCGTCAACGGTATAGATGATCCCGAACAGTTCATCGTTGGGCACCGAGCCGTTGAGCATCTCGATGACTTCCCGCCGTTTGTCGTAGCACGGCCCCTCAATGTTGTACCCGGCGGTGGTAATGGCCCACATCAGTGGCTGGCGTCGCGCCCCCATCCCGGTAAGCATCGTGGTGTAAAGCGCATCTGTGGCGTGCTCGTGATATTCATCCACCACGGCACAGTGGGGTGATGAACCATCACCAGGGTTACCGATCAGCGGTTCAAACCGCGCACCATCCTCCGGACGGTTCATGTTTGAGGCGTTAACCTCAATCCCGAACGCTTCCGTCAGCATGGGTGTGCGTTTACACATCAGTCGTGCCGGACGAAAGACTTCCCATGCCTGTTTCTCCGTCGTGGCACCGGAATACACTTCCGCGCCGAACTCGTTATCACAGGCAAAACAATACAGGGCAACACCGGCAGAGATTGCCGATTTGCCGTTCTTACGGGGAATTTCGGTATACACCTCCCGGAAGCGGCGCAACCGGGTGCCTTTATTGACCCAGCCAAACGCACAGCAGATCACAAAGAGCTGCCACGGCTCCAGCGTGATGGGCATCCGTTTAAATGCCCACTCACCCTTGGTGTGCGGCAACAGCTGAATAAATTTCGCGGCCCGTTCAGCCAGGTCCTTGTCGAAGCGGTAACGAAACGACTTACTTTTTTCCTCCATCAGGTCATCAAGATGGCGCTGGCAGGCCTGAATCACAAACTGGCAGGCCACAATCTTTCCGCGCACGACATCACGGGCATACTGATTGGCAGCATTTACGTTGGGGTAAGATTTCCGGCTCATGATTCGATGATTTTCAGAAACGGGTTAGTGGCTTTCTTCTGCCCCGCCAGGCCAATCAGACGCTGGCGGCTGCTGGGGTCGAGTCCGAGCATTGCCCCCGTACTGCTCATCTCGGACTCCTGTTCTTTTTTGGCGGTCAGCTCCGGATTTTTGACCATACCGCCCATTGCACCGGTGATGGTGTTGCCCTGTCTGGCAATATTTTTCACGGCACGTCGCCAGAACTCGTAGGCCACGCACCACCGCTCAAGCACCGCGAGGTCAGTCACGCACAGCAGACCCTGACCGCAGAGTTCTTTAGTTGTCAGTTGCCACATGATCGTAGCGAGAGGGAGATCTTCTTCAGCGAACCACTCCGGTGGCTCAACACCTTTGATGGGCGTAAAAACAGGTTCATCTTTATTCAGGGCTCGCTTGCCGGGGTTTCCGGCCAGCGCCTTGCGCGCCGTTGGCTTGGGGCGACGCCCGGAACGCCCCGCCGTTCCAGCCATATGCGGCACTCCTGGTTAAATTTCATTTTTCGCGGGTATAAAAAAACGATGGGGCGGGCAGTCCGGAAGACGTCAGGTCACAGAGATTTGACCCGCCCCTCCCCTCAGACAGTTGAGAATTATTATCACTTTAGCCGTTCACGGGCCGTCTTCGCCTTATGGCACGGCCAGCACAGGCTCTGCAGATTACTGTCTGCATCGGTGCCGCCATGCGCTTTAGGGATGATGTGGTCAACGGTTTTCGCCTCACGCACCACACCAGCACGCAGACATAACTGACACAGGCCTTTGTCACGCTTCAATATGCGCGCGCGGATACTGTCCCACTTCGAACCGTAGCCGCGCTGATGACGGGATTGCCCCGGCTTGTATTGTTTCCAGCCTTCGCTTTTGTGGCTTTCGCAATAGCCTGACGGGTCAGTCGTGGTATGGCGGCAGCCGCGAACACGGCAGGCTTTTGGGATTCGTGATGGCATATGTACTCCAATGAAGAAGCCACCGACATAGCCTCCTCCATTCATCGTGAAACTATTTTCATCTACGCAGTCATGAATTCTTTGTAGAGTTGTGATCAATACAACTCACTAATGGAGAGGCTTGTCCAACACGTTGGACAAGTTTCCTGTTTGATTTACTGGACACTATAGAAGGACAGAATGCCTTCCTCACTCGAATAACATTAATTAAGGAGGTTCAACATGTTTCATTCCACAAATCATCAGGCTGTAATTATGGCTGTATCAGTTTGTGCCACAGACCTTTTCCGCTTCACTTTGAGCCTGATTCATTTCTACCTGACCGGCTCGCCTCTATCTTTTTAATCCCCGCTTTATCCAAATTGCATTGCCAGAATGCCGACAACAGACTGACATTCAAATCCTGACTACCTCCAATAGTCTGACCGTACACCTATATAGTTTTAAATTTCATCAATCCATTTAACTATCGTTTAATTGTTGTCACATAGGATTCTGCCGTTTTTAACAATGCAGGATAATAAGATGAAAAAAATGTTGTTTTCTGCCGCTCTGGCAATGCTTATTACAGGATGTGCTCAACAGACGTTTACTGTTGGAAACAAACCGACAGCAGTAACGCCAAAGGAAACCATCACCCATCATTTCTTCGTTTCGGGAATTGGACAGGAGAAAACTGTTGATGCAGCCAAAATTTGTGGCGGCGCAGAAAATGTTGTTAAAACAGAAACCCAGCAAACATTCGTAAATGGATTGCTCGGTTTTATTACTTTAGGCATTTATACTCCGCTGGAAGCGCGTGTGTATTGCTCACAATAATTGCATGAGTTGCCCATCGATATGGGCAGCTCTATCTGCACTGCTCATTAATATACTTCTGGGTTCCTTCCAGTTGTTTTTGCATAGTGATCAGCCTCTCTCTGAGGGTGAAATAATCCTGTTCAGCGGTGTCTGCCAGTCGGGGGGAGGCTGCATTATCCACGCCGGAGGCGGTGGTGGCTTCACGCACTGACTGACAGACTGCTTTGATGTGCAACCGACGACGACCAGCGGCAACATCATCACGCAGAGCATCATTTTCAGCTTTCGCATCAGCTAACTCCTTCGTGTATTTTGCATCGAGCGCAGCAACATCACGCTGACGCATCTGCATGTCAGTAATTGCCGCGTTCGCCAGCTTCAGTTCTTTGGCATTTTTGTCGCGCTGGGCTTTATAGGTAATGGCGTTATCACGGTAATGATTAACAGCCCATGACAGGCAGACGATGATGCAGATAACCAGAGCGGAGATAATCGCGGTTACTCTGTTCATTGCTGACCCCACAAACAGATTTCACGCTCAATCTCACGACGAGTCATGAGACCTTTCCATTGCTTACCGCCAGCATATGTCCAGCGACGTAACTGATCACATGCGCCTTTGATATCGCCCTGGTTTATTTTGCGAAGAAGCGTCGATGTTCTGAAATTGCCAGCACCCACGTTGTAAACGAATGAGTAAAGAGCGCCGCGCGTTGTTTCCGGTATATCGACTTCGATGTATGGGTTAATTTGTCTGGCGACAGTGGCAAGGTCTTTATTCAAGAGTGCTTTGCATTCTGCTTTGGTATACGTTTTACCGAGCATGATGTCTTTTCCTGTATGCCCGTGACATACGGTCCATACACCAACAATATCTTTGTATGGTATGTAGCTGACACCTTCCAGACCATCGTTACCACTTGGGCCAGTGATTAACACTGATGCTATAGCAATTGCTCCGCCACCAATAGCAGCAGCAACGGCTTTTCGTAATGATGGAGGCATTATTCACCTCTCGCAGCCTTGCGCTTATCTTCTTTAATCTTGAAATAAAGGTTTGTCAGGTACGTCAGCAGGCCAAATACCAGGCTACCCAGCACACCTATTGCTGCCCACTGTGAGGGCGTGACTTTATCGAGCAGCTGTAAAAACCAGTAACCGGCACTACCTGCTGAGGTGCCATAGGCGACACCCGTTGTTAACTTATCCATGGATTTCATAACCCCACCTCGCAGACAAAGCGGGTGTAAATTGAGGGAATACAACGTATCGCAAAAAAGCAGAAACGTAACAGACTCGGAGTCAGTGAATAACTCAGGTATTGAGTTATCAGCTAATATCGAGACTCAAAAAATGGAAAAACCAGCTCGACGGCGGGTTTAAGCTGTGTGACGAAGTAACCACTCTTAACAGCATAACCAATTTTTTACGTACGTAAACCACTGAATGATATTTATGAGAATGCTACCGAGTGTTCAAAACACCACCACAAATACATAAGAAAACCTCAACAAATAACCAATAAATAATTTCCGGCGTTATTTTTAGTTAATTTAAATTAAACCATCGAATTATAGACCCCCCATAAATAACAGCCATTAATATAAATTAGCTAATAGGTTTATTTTTGTTCAAATAAGAGCCATAAATAGGTTTCGATAGAAAAAGTTCAGATAAAAATAGAGATCTACTTCACAAATTAAATGAGAAACTAAAACTTACATCTTGAAATAATCACATTGATTAGATGAATATTTATCGCGCAGTGACATCATTTTTTAATAATAGTTCAAAAAAAAGGGCTCACGATGAAAAAATTAACAGTGGCAATTTCTGCTGTAGCTGCATCAGTACTGATGGCGATGTCTGCTCAGGCAGCTGAAATTTATAATAAAGACAGTAACAAGCTGGATCTGTACGGGAAAGTTAATGCTAAGCACTACTTCTCCTCTAATGATGCAGATGATGGTGATACTACTTATGCCCGTCTTGGCTTCAAAGGTGAAACCCAAATCAACGATCAACTGACTGGTTTCGGTCAGTGGGAATATGAATTCAAAGGCAACCGCGCTGAATCTCAAGGTTCCTCCAAAGATAAAACCCGTCTTGCCTTCGCTGGCCTGAAATTCGGTGACTACGGCTCCATCGATTACGGCCGTAACTACGGTGTAGCATACGACATCGGTGCGTGGACTGACGTCCTGCCAGAATTCGGTGGTGACACTTGGACTCAAACAGATGTGTTCATGACTGGTCGCACCACTGGTGTTGCAACTTATCGTAACAACGACTTCTTTGGTCTGGTTGATGGTCTGAACTTTGCTGCTCAGTATCAGGGTAAAAATGACCGCACTGACGTAACTGAAGCTAATGGTGATGGTTTCGGTTTCTCCACTACTTATGAGTATGAAGGATTCGGTGTAGGTGCAACCTATGCTAAATCTGATCGCACTAATAATCAGGTTATCTACGGTAACAACGGTCTGAATGCTTCTGGTCAAAATGCTGAAGTATGGGCAGCTGGTCTGAAATATGATGCGAACAACATCTATCTGGCCACCACCTATTCTGAAACCCAGAACATGACTGTTTTTGGTAATAACCATATTGCCAACAAAGCACAAAACTTCGAAGCTGTTGCACAATATCAGTTCGACTTCGGCCTGCGTCCATCCGTTGCTTACCTGCATTCTAAAGGAAAAGACTTGGGTGTTTGGGGTGATCAGGACCTGGTTGAATATGTTGATGTAGGTGCAACCTATTACTTCAACAAAAATATGTCCACTTTTGTTGACTACAAAATCAACCTGATTGATAAGAGCGATTTCACGAAAGCATCTGGCGTTGCTACCGATGATATCGTTGCTGTAGGTATGGTTTACCAGTTCTAATTTGATTACTAAAAGATATGTTGTGGGAGGCTTTGCCTCCCCAACATATAAGTGGCTCCCTCAAGCCACTTCCTTTAGAAGCACAACCTTGCTTCTAACTATACAAACCTTCTGTTATATATTACCCTTTATTTTTGGGGGCGTTTCAACGCCCCATTTTTAATAACTTTTAGTAAATAATTGGCGTATTAATTAGAGTTATTAACAACGATATCCATCTCTAACCGGATATCTAATGCCATTAACATCCCTTCAATTATGCCCTCAGCCTTCTGTAACCTTTTCCCGATATAACCATCAGAGCAGCAATGCTTACCTGCCAGTGACATGAATGTCATACCGACTACATAATAATCTACTAATAAATCGTGCAAATCGCTGTTGTTCTTTTTCAGACGGGCCATGCACCCGCAAATGATCATCGCGTCATCGTCACAACATTGCGGGCGAGATTTTACTTTTGAAGTAATTAATCCCTTAAAACCGGCGGCAATGGACGACCAGGTCACATCTTCATGATTATTAGCCGCCCACGCTCCCCAACGCTCAAGAACCATCTGAATATCACGCATCAACTTACTCCACAAAAATCAGACCAGAACGCCAATTACAAGCAAAAATCAACAAAACAGTATTAGTTGATTGTTATCTCTGACTTCATACTCCTGCTCCTGTCAGGGTTTTGGCGTAATTCTTCAGTATTCGGTAATCGGTCAAAACAGAACCGGGGAAACGATATAAGCGCAGACGCCCCCAGCGGTGGCGAAGAAGTTCTGCCATATTAAACTCAAACATCATTCATTCCCCATTTCGGTGATGGTCAGTTCCAGCCTCCCACCTTTGGTAACAGGCATCTTCACAACACGGTAATCAACGACCTGAGCATCATCCAGCCAGAAACCTGCTTTGGTGAGTGCGTCAAAAGCGGCTTTTTGCAGATTATCCAGGTCACGGCGACGGCGATCCGGCATGTGGCACTCAATACGGATTTTCACTGGCATAGCCAGGCCGATATCCAGCATGGAGCCTTTGATGATTCGGGCGACGTTATCGCGGTATGCCTGCCCTTCTGCGCTGACGTGCGTGCGCCCGCGATTATGGCGGTAATAGCGATTATTGCTCGGAGGCCAGGGTAATGTGATGCTGTAGGTATTCACGCCTTAATTACCCCCTCTTTCAGCCAGATAACCTGCGTTCTCGCCATACCTTCCAGCGCGCATTCTTTTGCATATCCAGCGTCAACAAAATGCGTGCGGCGGTCGATTTCGTCGTGGCAGGCAGAACATGCAATGGTGGCAATCAGGTCTGGCGGTTTCGTACCGGTGCCGCACAATCCAGTCAGCCGGATATGTGCCAGTACAGACGTTTCAGGGTTGCCATTACATACGCCAGGGATTCTTACCTGGCATTCCCGACCACGCGCTGCTTTTCTCAAATCAGCCATGATTCCTCCTTGCTGCCAGTCGCAACCATTTTTTATCAACCAGGCTAGCGGTATATCCGAGCAGTGTTGGTATTTCGGATGGTTTCAGCTCAGGCTTACGCTTACGACGATTTGGTACTCTGTAGATGTGTCCGTTCATGACACGAATAAGCGGTGTAGCCATTACGCCTCCTGCTTGTCGCGCAGCAGCTGGAACTCGCAGCTCTGCGGAATAGTCAGGTGGCAGCCAATATTCATCGCCCAGGCTTCAACCTTACACAGGAAGACATACATCTCTCCGCTATCAAGATTGGAGGTATGACGTAATGACTGAATGGTGGTGATTTCACCGGTTACGACATCAACCAGTTCTTTGGTTTCATAACCGAGATAAGTGTGTTTGAGAGCATCTTTTACCCAAGCTGGAGTGGCGAACGTTTTACCCCTGCTGATGAGGTATTCACTGATTTCGCTGTACCACATGTGGCTGAGTGCATTCTGGGAAAGACTGCGTCTCTCGCGCCACGGTTTAAGCACCATGCGAAAGCATTTGCCGTCCTCCAGATAAGGCTGGATCTGCTGGCCGATAGCGGTGAAGTTACCGCGATGCAATTTGATACCATCTTGTGGGAGGTTCACGCTTCACCTCCGCAGAGATCAAACGCTGGATGCAAAATATCGCAGGTGCATTTCTGCATCTGTGAATGGAGAAGAGAGGTTGGATTGTATGTGCGCATAAACGTCCCCGTTTAGCGCAGAAGTCACCGGAGTTGTTCAGGCTCCGATGACATGATTATGGCGGGTTGATTATGGAAAATCAATCAAGCTATGTTTCATCGGCGAGGTCATCATCTGTGACAATCATGAGGTTAAAGAATGAAATAATGTTTAACCACTGCGAGTAAATATCGCTCGTCATGCTGGTTAGCTCCTCTCCGTGAAAGAAGGCATCAGGCCCAACCTCATAGTTGAGCTCTTCAAAAAGCTCCATGTTTAATTGGCTAATAAAGAATTGCTTCAGACCTTTCATTGCATCCTGATTGTTGGTATCTGAGTAATTTATTATGCTCCCCATTGCCATGTTCAAACATCGAACAATATTGGCTGCGTCATGAAAGCTCCAGTCAGCCCCTTTCTTTCCTTTTGAGTATGAATTCGCTCTCTCAGCGCAAGCTTTTAATGTCTCGTACAAATACTGCTTTCCTTGCAACTGCAAAGCTTTTTCGGATGTGGCCCTGCTAGCTTCTGAGGATCGCCATGCTAAATAAGTTGCTACCGCAGATGCGATAGCTGCAATCGCAGAAACTGCATCTATACCGTTATCCCAACCAGACATAAAAACCCCCTCGATTATTTGAGGGGATTATACCTTCAAAGTTTCCGCGCTACCCATTCATAACTAAAGCTTTTGCTTTCCAATGAGAAAGCGCGCTATGTTCGCTAGAACCTGTTTCGACTATATGGCGCCCCCAGGAATCTCCCCATGCTCTCCACGTTGACTTGCCGGTTTGGACTACTGTGACAACATACTCTTTGCCGTCGATGTTAACTTCATGCTGCACTGGTGATTGTGATTTCATTTTCAAACCTCTGCTTATCGTTGACATCGCAATTATGCTGTCACGACATAATCACTTCGCCTCCTGCTGCGGTGCTGCTGCGATCATGGCCTTCCATTGGTGGTCTGGGCTCCATAATCTACCGCCATCTTCACACTCTTCCTGCGCCTGATGGTACGCCTCACGCATTTCTGGAGTTGGCTCCTTAGGAACCAGCACCCAACCATCCGGAATCACCGGAGAGTTGCTGACGGGCGACTCGGAAATTTTTGGCGAAGAATCTAGGGCTGGCGCGGTCTGCATGGTGGTGGGCGACTCGGCTTTTTCGGCACCCTGAAGCATGGCGTCGCGGCATCCGTCATACGCTTCTTTCATAGCATCACGCACCCATCCGACAGGTTTCTGCTCAGTCAACTCACACCATTTCTCGAATGTGGGCACAGATACCGGAACTGGCGGTGCTGCATAAAGCGCCTGACAACTCCAGCCAGACCAGTGAGCACCCTCCGCTCTCTCATCATCTTCAGGGCGAACAAGCGTGACTTCGCTCGGGTGTTTCCTGTGTGACCACAGCCAGGCTACGGTTTCGGCATTGGCTGGCTCTGGCGGGGCGGAGTAAAAATACTCATCCTCAATCCCATCAACGGGCTTTGAGAAGCCGATAAAATCACCATAATGCCAAGGATAGGGGCCGTATGGCTCAGAGGTCACACGACGCCACCGGTGAATGGCAGGCTCCGCTTCGAGCGATGCCAGCGCGATACGCAGTGCCGCCAGCGTGTTGCTGTCGCCTTCGTCCAGACCGAACGGGATTTCATCTCTGGCTGCTTCCATGTCGGCAATTTTCTGCTGCAGCCATTGTTTGGTAATAGTGCTCATGATGCCTCTCCTTTACCGGATGCGGCGGCGATCAGCTTCTGCGCCTGCTGAATGTCAGGATTGCCTGCAATCATCACTTCTGGCGCGTCACAGTCACCGCCAAGGTCAAGAATGCGCTCATGTCCGGTACGCAGGCAGGATTTGTATCCTGAAACCGTCTGCTTGAGCGATTCGGTCAGCACAGCAATCCTCTGGTCTTTGGCTTCCAGCTCATCCAGCAGCGCCAGCACTGTGGCTGGGTTGGCTACGGAGTTCAGCGCGTTCAAGGCAGTGATATCTGCATCAAGCTGAGTTCCTTCTGCCAGTGAGATATCGAAAATGTCATCAGGCGGCATAACACTAAGGCGCTCATGTGCACCAACTGCTGCCTCAGCGATTTCACGTAATGCGCGTTTGTCGATGTTGCTCATTCTTCATCCTCCAACTCAGATACGGCGTCCATTACATCTGAGCCGCGAATGGTTTCGAATGCCACACAAGACCATTTCAAAGCACAGGCGCTCATGCGGGTGCGGAGATTGCCAATACTTGAAGCCAGGACGATGCGAATAGCCCTGCATCGCATAAAACTCTCCGGCCAATTCAATGGCGGCATCCACCAGTTCACGGTTTGTCATTGGTTTGTCGATGTTGCTCATTGGGCGGCCTCCTGGATTAACTTTTCGAGAATGGCATCAAGGGCTTTCCGTTTTCCGATATACCCGCCACCAACCCACTCTCCACGAAGCAAGGCGTAATATTTCCCGTCGTCTTCGTGATACGGTCCTCGGATAGACCAGTCGGTTGTGATGGCGTCGATAGCCTTTTTAGTTTCTGCGAAATCCATCATGCTCATACCCCTACCCTCCCCCAAACCATCAACACCCGCTTCATCGCGGCACTCTGGCGACACTCCTTAAAAATCAGGTTAGTGCTCACCTTTCCTTCCCGTTCTTCCCTGGTAGCGAATCTGTAATACACCGTTCGCCAGACCTTACCATCTATGACCAAGATTCCTGCCCGCGCCATTTTAGCCGCAGCCTGATTTATGCTGGTTACTGTTGCGCCTGTTACCGCGGCAACGTCCAGCGCACAGAAGCTCTTATGCGTCCCCAGGTAATAAATAATTGCCTCTTTACCCGTCATACACTTGCTCCTTTCAGCCCAAACTTAGCTTTGATTTCTGCGATCTTCGCCAGAGCCTGTGCACGATTTAGAGGTCTACCGCCCATAACAGGAAGTTGTTTTACTGGTTCAGGTATCGTCTCACCACGGTTAATTCGCGCTGTCATACAGGTCAGTTCATCGGCAGCCTTGCGCCGTAATTCCGCGTCAGTCAGCGCATTGGCCCGCATGTTCTGGTACAAGTTGGTAACCAACCAGTAATGCGCGTTCGATTTCCACGGATAAGACTCTGCATCCGGATACAGGCCACGCTTCCGGCAATACTCGTAAACCATATCAACCAGCTCGCTGACGTTTGGCAGCCCGGCGTTAACAGATGCTTCTTCCCGGCACCAGGCGACAAACTGCCCGGGTGATGGCAGGAATGGTCGATTCTGCCGACGGGCTACGCGCATTCCAGCGTTAACCTGTTCCATTGTGGTGATCCCGTTTTCCCGGAAAGCCAGAACCCACTGGCGACGGATTTCGTTCAGTTCATTCTGGTCACGGTTAGCCAGGCTCGCCGGGAAAGTTGCCAGTAACTGGCTGAACACACCGTTGATGATCTGCGCTACCTGCTGTACCTGTGGCTTTTCGTCGTACTGTTCCGGCATGTTGTTGGCGATCCGGCGCATCTGCTCACAGTCAAAGTTAACCATCTGTGCGGCGATGTTTTTCATAGCTCCACCCCGTAAATCCAGTCAGTGTTCGTCAGGTCGAGTTTTGGTTTGCCGGCTGTCACGCCAGCCTGTTGCTTGTTTCGGTTGATTTCGAGCTGGGTCCACTTGTCGCGGAGTTTGGCCGGACTTAGCACGTTACCGGACCAGAAGTTGTCCTGGCATGCCCAGCGGAACAGCACGCACATGTCGCGGTGGTTACGTCCGTCACGTTCACGCATCAGGCGGATATCGTTAGCCCACCCAGCAAAATTCGGTTTTCTGGCTGATGGCGCGATGGTCTTCACCATGTCAACCATCCACTCTGCGGCGGTCAGGTCTTCTGCTGTCCCCCACTTGCTGCCGCTCTGAATTGCAGCATCTGGTTTCACCACAGGAAGATCGTTTTCTGGTTGGTCAGAGGATTCGCCAGAATTCTCGGACGAAAAAGGTTTTATATTGTCTTTTGTTAGTTTGTCTTTTGTGTTTACCTGATTCGGGTAAACGCCTTTACCTGATTTGGGTAAACTTTTTTTACCTGATTCAGGTAAATTTACCTCTTTCAGGTAAACTTTATTTTTCTTACCTGATTCGGGTAATGTTGACCATTCACTGACCACATTATTAATGCCGGTATTCCGCCCGCTCTGAATAAAAATCCCACGCTTTACCAGAACACTTTTTGCAGCAGAACACTTGTGCGGCAATATCCCGGTTAATTCGGAAAGTTGCTCGTTGCTAACCCAATCCAGTTTTTTATTAAAGCCATATGTTTTGCGCATGACAGCCAGAAAGACCAGAAGCTGGTGCTGTGTTAATCCGGCCAGCATCACAGCTTCCAGCAACTCATTTGCAATGCGCGTATAACCATCATCGAGATCTGCCACGCGCGGCTCCTTTTGTGCCGCATCCGGCACTGGAAAATTGAATATCTCAGCAGTGTTTGCCATAATTCCTCCCGCAATGAGTGTGTTACGATTTGCACCTGAAAGTCGGTTCTGTTCCAGCAGACCGGCTTTCGCCATTTCTGAACCTGTCATATCGCCCCCAGCATGGTAGTAACCATCGCCATCAATGGACCAGCCAGATCTGGGTCCACACGAAACATCGACACAATACCTTCACTAATTTCCTTCAGTTTCTGGTGGCGTGGTGCGTTGAGAATGACAGCCTGTTTTGCCTCACTGAGTTCCTTTTCCATTTCAGCCAACCTAGCCATGAAGCTATCCTGCTCAACCAGGTAACCGCGATATTCCAGCGGTAGTACCGCCAGAATTGCCGGGGTCAGTTCACGCACGTTATTTCGGTATTTTTCAGAATCGAATTTGTTATCGAGGAAGCGGAACAGCTTCTGGCGTGCACGGCTGACATCATCAGGGAAATCGATGGTGCCGCCGCCCTGCTCCCGATACTCATTCACAATGAGTGTGGCAACGACATCCTGATTATCTACAGCCGACCAGGCGCGGACGGCATCACGGATTTTTTCGTGGCCTGGCACCTGTTTTGTTTGAGAACGATTTATCACCGCAGTCGGGCTAAATCCGCTAGTCTGTTGGTATGTAAGTGGTTGCATAATTGACTCCTTTAGTTTGAATTGACTGTTAAGTTGATTGCTTATTGTTAAAGAGCGTGAAATGGAAATTTAAGCTGCGTTCTTTTCGGTGTGTGGAAACAACTTCGGAAGATCCGGGCGAATCTGGTATGCCTTCACTACCCCCCCAGTAGCCGTAACAATGCTGCCGACATGTTCAGGGGATACCTTTGCTTTGTTGTGAAGCCACTTATAGACGGCCTGCTGTGAAACTTCGCAAGCAGCGCCCAGTTTCTTTTGTGAACCAACGATATTGATCGCTGTTTTGATAGCTGGGTTCATAACAACCTCCGTGGTTAATTTGAATCAAGATTAAAACTATGGTTGTTTTTAGTCAACAACCATTTTCGTTTGATGGAATAAAACCTTGGTTGTACATTTGGACTATGAAAACAACACTCTCAGAAAGACTTAAAGAAGCCAGATTAGCGCGAGGCCTTACACAAAAGGCGCTTGGGGATTTGGTCGGGGTTAGCCAGGCTGCTATTCAGAAAATCGAAACAGGGAAAGCTAATCAAACAACTAAAATCGTGGAGATCGCGAACGCTTTGGGTGTGCGCGCAGAATGGTTATCTTCTGGCGTTGGAAATATGTCAGACAGTACAGTGCAACCAATACAATCAACTGTCAGCCATTCCAAATACTTCAAGATTGACGTTCTTGATATAGAAGTCAGTGCTGGGCCGGGAGTCATCAACCGTGAGTTTGTAGAAGTTCTACGCTCGGTTGAGTACTCGTTTGACGATGCTCGTCACATGTTCGATGGTAGGAAGGCGGAAAATATCCGCATCATTAACGTGCGTGGTGACAGCATGTCAGGAACGATCGAACCAGGTGATCTGCTGTTCGTTGATATCACAGTTAAATCTTTCGACGGTGATGGTATCTATGCGTTTCTGTACGACGACACAGCCCATGTAAAGCGCCTGCAAATGATGAAGGATAAGCTGCTGGTCATCTCTGATAACAAAAGCTACTCACCGTGGGACCCGATCGAGAAAGACGAGATGAACCGGGTGTTCATCTTCGGTAAGGTTATTGGGAGCATGCCGCAGACATATAGGAAGCATGGGTAGTACCAATTAAAAATTATCAACTGGGCATTGTGCTCATTCAGTAAAGAACTAATTCCTATCTTTGCTCTAGGTAGTAATATTAAGCCACCGCAATAATATCTTTACCTAACGGCGTAAGAATCCCGGTCACCGTGCCGGGTTTTCTTTTGCCCTCCCCTCATCACACACACCGTTAAAAAAACCACCATAACCTCGCTTCAGTTATCGCTATGCGATTCAAGTCACAAAATAAATCCATCCTAAATACAACCAGTTATATCTAAAACAGCCAATAAAACAACTTTTGTTGTTGACGATAAAACAACTATAGTTTTAAATAAGTTCATCGCAACAACACAACGATACGGCAACTACCTGATTCACCGTTGCGATGACCGCTTAGATCCGCAGTTTGAATTTCAGCAGGCTTCGGGGAGTGCGAGGGGTGAAACGGACGCGTGAACGTCGGTGTGACCAGCTGAAATTAACTCAACATTTCATACCTTAGTCGCTTCAACGAGGCGGCTTAGTTATGACAACCGGCGGCCATCCACCGCCTGAATACGCGCAGAAGTCTCTATATGTTCAGCAGCCCAGCTTACGGGCAGGAGTTTTTATGGTTCATCAACATTATGGAACGCAGACCGTTAATCGAGGTGCGGTCATGCCAGGAATGCTGGTCAAACACAAAGATGGTACCTGGACTGCATCAGCTAATTTACGCGGACGGCTTTATCTGCATCGCGGCATCGAGTGCACTTATACCCGTGATTTGCTCGTGGAAGTTTTTCTCGACGGACGCGGTAACGGCCTGAATCACTAATCCCCTTTCCTGTTTTCCTAATCAGCCTGGCATTTCGCGGGCGATATTTTCACAGCCATTTTCAGGAGGTCAGCCATGAACGCTTATTACATTCAGGATCGTCTTGAGGCTCAGAGCTGGGCGCGTCACTACCAGCAGATCGCCCGTGAAGAGAAAGAGGCAGAACTGGCAGACGACATGGAAAAAGGCCTGCCCCAGCACCTGTTTGAATCGCTATGCATCGATCATTTGCAACGCCACGGGGCCAGCAAAAAAGCCATTATCCGTGCGTTTGATGACGATGTTGAGTTTCAGGAGCGCATGGCAGAACACATCCAGTACATGGTTGAAACCATTGCTCACCACCAGGTTGATATTGATTCAGAGGTATAAAACGGATGAGTACAGCACTCGCAACG